AAGTAAAGGTGCAAGAGGTGCAATGCAAATCATGCCTAAGTACAAGCCTTGTGCAAAATGTAGCGATGCTGAGAACGGTGTCCTCATGCTAAAGAAAATGCTTGATGATCATGGTGGGGATGAGTGTAAGGCAATCGGCTTTTATGCTACTGGCAAAGTGCTAGATAAATGTGGGCCATATGGGAATAGTATCCAAAGCCTTGCGAATGAAATATATGACTACGCCGTTCTCATGGGGATTGATGACGGTTGCTAGAATGAAGGCTAAGTTTTTAAAATTCAGAATTGCTCAGTGTATACAACTCGCAAGTTTATCACCTTGTTCAAGACGGCAATTCGGTGCGGTTATTGTAAATCCTATTTCAAACTCAATCCTAGCTGAGGGGTACAATGGGACACCAAGAGGACATAAACATGATCTATGTGGCTCAAGCGGTTGTCTTCGTGATTGTGTAGAAAGTGGGACAAGGCTTGAGGTTGGTTGTCATCATGCTGAGGCTAATTGCCTTATGAATGCTCTTCGTACACATGCTGATATACGAGGCTCAATTATGATCGTAAGCGGTGAGCCTTGTCTTATGTGTGCTAAATTGATCCATCATTCAGGTATAGAGAAAGTATTCACAATTCAAGGCTCTTACTCGGCGGTGGATGGTGTAAACTATCTGAGAGATAACAATATAGAAGTGATTAAGGTCAATGACCAAGGAGATATACTATGAGCGAGATGAAAGACGATTTAGAGGTTTTTGCAAAAGCAGCAATCAATTTGCTTAAACAAGCAATGACCGAAAACTTAGAAAAAGAAGATGATACTGAGTCTTTTATCAAGGGACTACTAGATCAAGGTGATGATAAACCTACGGTCATGAGTAAGGAAATCAATCCAGCCGATATTGCGAATGTGGGGATGGTCAACCTTGAGCCTACTCACCGAGGAACATGGGGCTTAACTTTTGATATTTTAAATGCGATGGCAAGAGTCCCCGTTATATCCTCGGTTATCAATACTAGAATAAATCAGGTAGCCGAATTTGCTAAAGCCGTAAATGAGGATGACGGCTTAGGTTTTCAAATCAGGCTCAAGGATCGTAAGGCTTTAGCCAGTGATGAGGACAAGCAAAACATTTTAAAAATCACCGAATTTATTAAATCATGTGGTGACAATCGAATAACTTTTGAAACCGACTTTGAAGGCTTTCTTCGTATGCTTGTGAGGGACTCTTTGATCTTTGATCAAGCATGCTTTGAAATTGTTCGTAATCAAGATGGATATGTATGTGGTTTTCTCAATGTGGATAGCTCAACAATTAGAAGATCAGCCCTTACCGATGAAGAGAAAAAACAAGGCCGTCGCTCCCCCGATGGCGTGCAATTTGTTCAGGTGCTAAATAATCAAATTGTCGCTCAGTACAAGGCTCTAGATTTGTGTTGGGGCATTCGTAGACCAAGATCAGAGATTAGATTTAGAGGGTACGGTTTTCCAGAACTAGAGGAACTTGTAAAGGTCATTACTCATATTTGTAATGCTGAAATATTCAATAGCAACAACTTTACAAATGGGATTAGTGCTAGTGGGATTATCGCAATCAAATCAAAGATGAATCCAAACTTGTTTAAGAGCTTTAGAAAAGAATTTTATTCAATGCTCACGGGGGCAAGTAATTCAAAGCGTACACCTCTTATTCAGCTTGATCCAAGCAATAATGAGGAAGTACAAAGCATTAACTTGAGCAACACAAATAGGGAGATGGAATACCAAGAATGGATGAATTATTTGCTCAAAATCACTTGTGCTATGTTTCAGATCGATCCAGCCGAAATCGGTTTTAACTTTGGGGTAGAGGGTCAAAACTCAGCTATTTTCTCTATGGGGGTACAAGATCGTGCAATCCTATCTAAAGAGAAAGGTCTTAGGCCTTTACTTAGAGCAATAGAGAGCTGGATCAATAGGTATATCATTGATCAGGTTGACTCAAGGTACGAACTTACATTTGTAGGGCTTGATAGCATACCTAAAGATAAACAACTTGAAATGGATCTTAAAAAGCTGGCTTTCATGACTCTCAATGAGATTAGAGCCAAGTATGATTTGCCACCTCATCCTATGGGAGACAAAATAGGCAATCCTCTTTTTAATGATCCAATAGCACCTACACAAGAACAAAATAAGCAAGAGCCTCAGATCGTATCGGATATAGAATAATAATCGCATATGTATCCAAAACAAAAGAATATAAAACACTTTACACTGACAAAAACTTTCATGAGGTTAAAAAATGGCTGAGGCAAAATTATCTTACCCCGTCCCCAAGACCGTCAAAGAAAATGCTAAGCGTGGTTTAAAGCTTAGAGCTGAGACGGGTGGGAAAGGTGGACTTACTACACAACAAGCGGGCAAGCTTAAAATCGGTAGTGGTGTTGCTCGTGCTAATTCGTTGATACATGGTAATGTCACCTATGACACTATCAAGCGAATGTACTCGTTCTTTTCACGCCACAAGGTTTATAAAGAACGAGGTTATCACAATGATAGAAAGAGCAAGGCCTATATCTCATGGTTACTTTGGGGCGGTGATGCTGGCTTTACATGGTGCAAGAAAATCATCCGTCAACATGAGAGGGCTTTGGCTGAAAAGTCAAGTCCATTCCTAGACCTAGTGTTACAATCTATCTAAGAGGTGCATATGAATAAAAGCTTTTTCTCAGCATGGACAAGCATTGACTTATCCAAGGATGACAATGTAAAAAACGATGAAAAACTCGGATTTGTCAAAGGTATTGTTTCCTCAGAGATTGAGGATCAAGCGGGGGATGTTATCAAGCAAGATGGCCTTGACTGGTCCTACTTTATGGATAAGGGCTACTTCAATTGGGAGCATCAAAGTGGGCCAGAGAACATTTTGGGATATCCCACTAAGCTTGTAAGAGGTGAGTCAGATACTTCGGTAGAAGGCTATCTTTTTTTGGATAGACCAAAGGCTAAAGACGCTTATGACATGGCAAAAATCCTAAAGGATGTTCAAGCACCTCGTTCTATTGGTTTCTCTATTGAAGGTCAAGTTATTGAGCGAGATAAAGAGAATCAGAATATTATCACAAAAGCCAAAATACTAAATGTATCAGTAACCGCACATCCTTGCAATCCAGATGCTAAACTCATGGTTAAAGCGATTGCCGAAATGGAAGATCATATGAGAAAGACAACAAAAGCTAGTCTTATCAAAAATCTTGAAGAAGATGAAGCAAAAAAGAACGAAGCACAAGCCAACATGACTCAAACTGAGGATGAAAAAAAGGCTTATGCAACCGTTGAAGATGCTCAAAAAACTCAAGTAGAAGAAGCTCAAAAGAATGACAACACCGAGCCAAAAGCAGACGATCAAGGATCTAAAGAAAACGATCAAGAAGCTAAAAAAGTAGAAGAAGAACAAGCTGAAAAGGCTCAAATCTCTAAGTCCGAAGACAATGAAGATGATGACATGAATAAAGCTGAAGACTCTTCCGTAGGTGAAGACTCCTCACTCGGTGAAGACGATGAGGACTCTTCTTTGGGTGAAGATGAATATGATGAACAAGACTCTTTAGATTTTGACGCTAATTCACTTCCCGATCTAGCAGCTAAACTCAATTACCTTACTAATCTTGTTGAGTTTTTAAATGACAAACTAGGATTAGAGCCACAAAGTGCACACAAGGCTAGTTATGCTAAAAAGTCAATGCAAGACCTTAGTATTGTATCTAGCCGTGATTTACTTTCTCGCATTCAAAAGCATTTTCCTACAATGTCAGAAGATGAATTAAAACCAATCACTCGCAAATGTGCTGATGTAATTCGCAAGCATTTTGTAAAGGGTTAAAAGATGAAAAAACAAATGACAAAAGATGCGGTAGATAATTTTTTTATCGCTCTCAAAAAGAGCATTCCATCTCAGGGGGATACTATGACCAAAGCAACACAAATTGCCAAGTCCGCTGATCAAGCCTTAAATGCTCAAGCTACTACTATTGAAGCTTTAGCTAAAACAATTGAAACATTGACTCAAAAAGTAGATGCCTTGTCACAAACAAAAGCAAGTGCACCTATTCAAAAGTCCGTTACTCATGTAGCACCAGAAGCTCATCCTTTAAATGGTCAAGCAAATGGTCAAGATGATTTCATTGACTCCCCCGCTTTGATCCAAAAAGCTATGAACGAATTACAAAAGAGCAATGATAAGGCAAGACAACATGATTTAAGCCGTGCCGTATCCTTGCTTACAATCGGTGCAAATCCATCTGACATCCGCAAACAATATAATCTCTAGGAGCGATACATATGTTCGGTTTACCACAAAATAACGATATGGTCAATGTAAGCGATTTAGTTCGTTTAAATGACGCTATTCGTAAAGCTACCCCCGGTTTCGTTGGCTATCAAACTCCCGCTCAAATGGGTGATGGCTCTTTAAGTCCTCTTGCTCTTCAAAGCATTGAACCAAACTTAGCAATCGCAACCTTCCAAACCAAGCACCTCACCTTATGGCAAAAATTAGCAAAAACAACCGCTAATAACTTTGTTCATGAATATACCTCAGTCATTGAAAATGGTTTAGATTCTTCTCCATTCATCTCTGAAGGTCAAGGCGGTAGCGATACTCTTTCTACAAATCAATCCGTTTATGAAAGAAAATTTGTCAAGATCAAGTTCATGGCTGAAAGACGCCAAGTTTCTGATATGGCTTCTATGCTTTCTCTTCTCGGTGGCAATTCAACCGCTCTCGCTGAAGAAACCGAAAGAGGTACTTTAACTCTTCTCAAGAAGATGGAAAAGGCTCTTTGGTTTGGTGATGAAGATGTTAATCCAGATGGTTTTGATGGTTTGATCAAGCAAATTGAACGTACAAGCGGTGCGATTGTTGATGGTCAAGGTCGTCCATATCGCTCAAATACTTGGGATTTGGAAGGTAGTGCACCTACAATTCTCTTGCTCCAAGAAATTCTCGGTGCCGTCTATTCAAGCCCAAATTTCGGTGAACCAGATACTATTTATGTAACTCCTAATGTTTATGCTGAATTACAAAAACAATTCAATGAACAAGGTCGTTATGACATTTCCGTAAGCGGTAATTCCATTGTTGCAGGTGTTAAATCTATCACCGTTATGGCTCCATATGGTCCAGTAGAAATTGTTAGTGCACCTTTCCTTGAAAGATCAGAAAAGCCTAATTCAATTGAACTTGCTGGTCATGGTATCTCCGCTTCTTTTGGTACACAACCAACCGCAGCAAATGACACCACCAACAAGAGCAAGTTCAAGGCTGGTGATGCTGGTTATTACAAATATGCAGTAGTAGCCGTAAACAAACTCGGTATGACTTTGCCTATCGTTTCTGATGCCGTTCAAATTGCATCAGGTGATAAAGTAAGCATGAAGATTACTCGTACTGGTAATCCAGCAATCTCTTATCGCTTATATCGTACCGCTAAGGCTAGCTCATCCGCAGCCGTCAATACCGATACATTGAAATTCATCATGGAAGTATCCGCAAGCCAACTTGAAGGTAATAGCTTCGCTGATTTCAATCATTTCATGTATGGTTGTTCACATATCATTTTTGCAAATCATGATCCAGGTCAAATGGCTTTCGCTAAATTGATGGATTTCATGAGAAAAGATTTAGCTCAAGTTTCTACAACCAAGCCTTTCTTGCTCATGTTGTTCGGTAGCTTGATGGTTAAGACACCTAACAAGTTTTGGGTTGTCCGTAATGCTGGTACAAACAATGCAAGTGGTGTTGCAGCAAACTATTTAAACGCTAATTTCTAAGATAAATAATTAAGAGGCATCTCACATGTGGATCTACAATAGAAAATTTACTATGGGAAGTGGTGCATTCATCACACAATTTAGAGGAATTAAATTTATGGTTGAGATGCCAAGTGGTAGGGTTTTAACTAAATTCCATTCAACTGAAGAAGCCTACATCAAATTAAATCCATCTCTCTTCACATGGTACGAGGATAAGAGAGAGGAAGGCTCAAAAGAAGAGCAACCACAAATTGAAGATAAGCAAGAGAATTTATTTTTAAGTATAGTAGGGGATGAAGAGCTTGAGGTTGCCAAGCCTAAGAAATCTAA